ATATTCAATGATGTATCCTGGCGACACGTCACTAGGAGCGCCCGCAGGTGAAACCATAAATTGCCGATTGCTATTCTGACATCCGCATTGATTTTTTCGCGAGGCTGACCTGATGGCCCGATACACTTTTGCTCAGCTTGATCAGTGGACAAAAAAGACCGAACGCCGGATTGACGCTGTGCTGAAGGACGCGACGCAATCCGTGGTGGCCGTGGCGCAACAGACCAAAGCCAAAGGCGGACGCATGCCTGTTGACACGGGCAACTTGCGCAACAGCCTGCGATCGTCGGTGGCAGGAGGCGCTATGGGTGAGGGTGCATCTTCCTACATTCTGGTGGCCGCAGGAATGAAAGGTGGCGATCTGGCAACGTTCACATGGACGGCAGAATATGCGGCGGCAGTCAACAACGGCAATCGCGGGGCGACCCGGCGCGCACTTTGTCGAGGGTGCCGTCGATCAATGGCCCGCGATTGTGCGGGGCATCTATCCGCAAGGCGAAGGTAGCAGTTGGATGAGCATGACCGAAAAACAGATTGCTGCTGCCTTGCGCACCCGCCTTGAAGCCACGGCCTCCGCGCCGCCTATCGTATGGGGAGCCAATGCGCCGGGAGTTTACAGCACCGACGATCAGCAATACGTCACGCCGGATCCGCCTTATTGGTTGGCGTATTTTACCACAACCCCCACCGGAGCGCCCCCGGCGTTTGAAAAACCTGGAATGTCTACGTTGGGCGTCTTGTTGTGGCGGTCATGGTTAACGAAGGTACTTTTGAGAATGAGTCTGAAGACCTTGCTCAGAAAATCATTGACCAGTTTCCTGCCGATCTGGAATTGACCGCAGGCGACGGACACATTAAAGTCACAGCAATCGGATACGCGGACGATGGCGCGCCCGATGGCGCTTATTTTCGAACCAACGTTCACATTCGATATCTGGCAATGGAGTAGCACAGTGAAAGACAAAGTTGCAATGAACCACAGGGGTTACCCCGGCGCGGTCGCAAACCCGAAATCCGACGCGGTTCCACAATGGGAAGCTGCAGGCTGGAAAGTCATTCCGACTGCCCCGGCCAAACCTGCCAAAATGAAAGGGCAATCAGATGACTAAAGCACACCTCGGCAAGCAAGTATTTGCCGCCGCCGGTATTCCTGCAACCAATGACGATACCGGATTTGAGGCGATGACATGGGTTCGCGTCAATTGGCTTGTTGGCGGCTTCCAGCTTGGCTTTGCGGCAAACAACATTGATATCCCTGACATTGCCGAAGGCATCACGCTGGGCGCAAAAGGCATGCGCAGCGGCAATGACAGCACGGCATCATTTCGCAATGTGGCATCCGACACGGGGCAGGCTAACGTCAGAGGCTACGCCAACGACGCCTCATTCGCGCATTCCGTCAAGATCATTTCCGCAGGGGTTGGCGTTGCTGCTGAGACGGGCGACGCTGTTCAGTACGCTCAGGGGTATTTCCACAGCTTCCTTGAAAACGAAATTGCGGAAGGCGGTTATGAAGGCTTTTCTGTGAACTTCAAGCAGAACGCTGCGGCTGTCAACGGCACAGAGCCAGCGTAATATCATGTCAGCAAACGCAGGGACCACAATCAAGATTCGCCGCGCTGGCGGGTCTTGGGTTGTGCTGGCGGGATATGCTGGCGGATTAGGGCTTGGGGTGACTTCGGAGGCCCTCGCCCGCGACGGTGACGATGACGGTATGTTGCGCGTTTTGAAGGGCAATGCCTCTGGCGCGATATCGCAGATGGCTATCAGGCTGATTGAGGGTAACGTAGGGCAGGACTTACTCCGTGACCTTTCCGAGTTTGACGACGACGGCCTCGGGGGCGTGCGGATTGAATACCCTCAAGGATTGATCGTTGAGGCTGATGGATTGTTTCACGGGCTTATCGAAAACCTCGTGAATGGCGACACATATCAGGGCTTCATGGCATCATTCACACAGAATGAGATTGAGGTCCGAATCTAGACCCCGGTGGGGTGGGGCGGCTGGTTACGGAACAGGCTGGCCGCCTCGATGTTCCAATGTTCCAAAGGAAAAGAAAAATGGACTTCACCAAATTTGACAGCGCTGCCAGTGCAGCAGAATGGGTGCACCTCGAAATTGACAATGCCAAACTCTACTGGGATTCAAAAAGCATGGCCTTGACGCTGGAAAAAACCGAAACACCCTGCCGTGTCAAGCTGAAGGGCGTTGGTTCTAACGAAGTGTTCGCAGCGTTCGAGAAATACCAGCACGCGGAAATGACATATCAAAACCACTTGAAAAAAGCCCGCGCGGCAGAGGTTGACGGCATTACAACGGCCCACGCCGAAAAGGCGGAGGGGCTTATGGATGACCTGATTGTCATTGCTTGCGAAGATTGGGAAAACATCTATTTTGATGGCAAGGCCGAGGCAATGACGCCCGCGCTTATCCGAAAGATGATTGACCGCAAGGACGGTTATTCGAAGCGCGCAATTCGCATGTTCCTGTTCAAGGCGCTGGCGGATCGTCGCGCAAATTTGACCGACGCCGCGTAGGGCTTCAAACTTACGCGGCGCAAAAAGGATGGCTTGAAGCCACCCCTGAGAAGCACCAAGAACCACGGTGGAGCGTATTCGGTCGCGCCCTGCCGGACCTAGACGACGATGAATATCTGCAGATCGTTTGGCACAAGGCTGGCGAATGCACTCACGGCGATAGGGTTACACCTTTGAAGTGGCAAGAATTGATGGCATATTCGACAATGACCGGCACAATTTTAACACATGAGGACTGGTCTATTGTCATGGAAATGTCGGTGGCCTATTGTGCCGCTATGTCTGACCGGAACGCCCTATCCATTTCCCCCGTAGAAAGGCTTGCAAATGAGTGACTTTGCAAGCCTTGAATTGGAGGTTGACAGCCGACCCGTAGGCAAAGCCAGCGGTGAGTTGGAGCGTTTCCAGCGCGCTGGCAAGGGCGCGAGTAAATCTGCCACAACTGCAACATCAGCTTTTGCAAGTATGGGTAAAAGCCTCGTAGGCGTCGCTGGCGCTGCTCTGGGAGCGGTGGCAGCGATGGCGTCACTCGGCACTGCCACACGGCAGGCGCTTGAGTTTGGGTCGGCGCTTTCTGAGGTTGGCACGCTGATCGAAGGCACTGCAAAGCAGACTGCCTTCCTGGACGACGCCAGCAAGCGATTGGCTGCAACCTACGGCGGGACAGGCACGGCGCAAGCCAAGGCGTTCTATCAGGCAATCAGCGCGGGCGCTGGGTCTGTAGAGGAGGCCGCCGAAACACTGGATGCGGCGAACAGACTGGCGATTGGCGGCGTCACAGATGTCACCACTGCGGTTGGCATCCTATCCACCGCCATGAACGTCTATGAGGCGTCAAACCTATCGGCTGCTGAGGCGTCGGATGCTATCTTTGTAGCGGTCAAGGCTGGTGTGACCACTGTTGGCGAATTGTCTAGCGCCCTTGGCAAGGTGCTTCCTCTCGCCGAAAAGATGGGCCTGACGTTTGATGAAACAGCAGCGGCCACGGCTGCGCTTACCAAGGGCGGATTATCTACTGCTGAAGCAGTGACCGGGCTGCGGGCGTCTCTTGCTGCAGTCCTTGGCCCAACCACCCAAGCAGCAGACATGGCTAAGGAACTTGGCCTAGACTTTAGCGCGGCGGCGATTGAGGCTCAGGGCTTCGCTGGTTTCATGGCGGATGTTGTTGCTAAGACTGACGGTAGTGCTGAAAAGATGCAGACGCTGTTCGGTTCTGTTGAAGCGGTCGGTGCAGCCTTGGCATTTTCGGGGTCGGCAGGCGAAAGCATGGCCGCCATACTTGATGACATGGCCGTTAAGACTGGTGCCACATCAGAAGCCTTCAACAAAATGTCAGAGGACATGCAGCAACGCCTCAATGTCGTTATGGGCGAGGTGTGGAGGCTTACCACTTCCTTCGGCTCCGCACTGCTTACCGTGTTGGTTCCCGCCCTTGAGGGGGCGGCAGGGGTCATGACTTTGCTAGCAGATAATGCGGATATGTTGGGAATTGCATTAGGCCTGCTCGCTGCACGTCAAATACCAGCGTTGGTGGGCAGTCTAATTACCCTGTCGACTTGGCTCGCAACGGCGGAGGGTCTATTTATCGCAGGTGCGATTGCATCTCGCGGCATGACCATTGCAATGAACGCCATTCCCGGTGTGGCGCTGTTTACTGGTCTCACCTTGGTGTTGACCGGCATCTATCGGGGATTAAATGAGAGCAAGGTTGCCGCATCCGAGTTTTCCACAGCTTTAAGCGATGTTGAAACTGCGCAGACAAGCCTTGAGGCTGTCACGGATCGATACTACAAAAATATGACTCGCGAAAATGCACTAGCCGTGAAAGATCAGGCTGCGCTAGTTCTTTCGATTAAGGAAACTGCTCTGGCAAAGGCAGAAGCCGAATTGGCAGCGGCTTCGTTTTACACCAACTTTTTCGGGGCGAGTCTTTTCGAGACCAATCGCATGGCAATTGCAGTTCAATCTATTAATGAATTGAAGGCGGTATAATGGCTGCCGAGGCTCGGTTGGATGCTGCCACATTGGCTGCCAGGCTATGGGCGATTCCATTG